TTTTAAGCTATATAAGTTATCTAATTTTCAAACAGGAGTGAAGTTTTATGTCATGGAATTTGCCTAGTCTCTATCAATCTTTTATTCATCTTTCTCGTTATTCTCGTTGGTTACCCGAAGAAGGTAAACGTGAAAATTGGGAAGAAACTGTGACTAGGTACTTTGACTTTTTTACTGATCACCTGAAAGATAACTGTAATTATGATGTAGATCCTAAGTTGAGAACGGAACTTCAAGAAGCAGTCTTGAATCTAGAAATCATGCCCTCGATGAGAGCATTGATGACTGCTGGAGAAGCCCTTAAGAGGGACAATATTGCAGGGTATAATTGTGCCTACGTTAGTGCAAGTAAAGTCAAGTCGTTTGATGAGATTCTGTACATTCTTATGTGCGGAACTGGAGTTGGGTTCTCTGTAGAACGTGACCTCATCAAAACTCTGCCGACGATAGCTGAGGAGTTTGAAAACAGTGATACTACGATTGTTGTACAAGATTCGAAAATGGGCTGGTCGAAAGCGTATCGAGAGTTGTTTAGCTTGCTCATTGGAGGTCAAGTTCCAAAATGGGACACAAGCAAAGTTCGTTCTGCCGGTGCGCGCCTTAAAACTTTTGGAGGAAGAGCAAGTGGACCTGAACCTCTTGAAGACCTCTTTGAATTCACCGTCGAAACCTTTAGACGAGCAGCGGGTAGAAAACTTACTTCTATCGAATGTCACGATCTCATCTGCAAAATTGCAGAGATTGTGGTTGTCGGAGGCGTTCGCAGGTCCGCATTGATTTCTCTATCATCTCTCACCGACGAGAGAATGAGAGATGCAAAGACTGGACAGTGGTGGGATGCAGATCCACAACGTGCATTAGCAAACAACTCAGTTTCCTATAAAGAGAAGCCAGAGACTGGTATTTTCATGGAAGAGTGGTTGGCTCTATACAAGAGTAAGTCGGGTGAACGTGGTATCTTCAATCGTGAAGCTGCACAGAAGCAAGTCGAAAAGGCCAATGAATTTAGAACTCGACTAGAATCAGACTTTAGAACTAGAGAAGTTGATCATATTTTTGGGACAAACCCATGTAGTGAAATTATTCTACGAGACAGGGAATTCTGTAATCTTACTGAGGTGGTCGTTCGAGAGAAGGATACAGATGAAAGCCTAGAACGTAAGGTTCGTCTTGCCACTATCCTTGGAACATGGCAGTCAACACTAACAAACTTCAGATACTTGTCTGGAGATTGGAAGAAGAACTGCGAAGATGAACGGCTTCTTGGTGTCTCCATGACAGGGATCATGGACTGTAAACTGACACGGGAAACAAAGAACCTCCCAGATCGTCTAGAACGCTTCAGAGCAGCAGCCATCATCACAAATAAGGAACATGCGACTACACTAGGTATCCCACAGTCCGCTGCGATTACCTGCGTCAAACCGTCAGGAACCGTCTCTCAGCTCGTTGACGCTGCTTCTGGTATCCACGCTCGTCACAGTGAGTACTATGTCAGAACCGTGAGAGCGGATAACAAGGATCCTCTGTGCATCTTCATGAAGGACAAGGGCTTCCCTTGTGAGCCAGATGTCATGAAGCCAGATCACGTTACTGTCTTCTCTTTCCCCATACAATCACCCAATCGTTCTATTACCAGAGATGAAATGACGGCAATTGAACAACTAGAACTTTGGCTAATGTACCAACGACATTGGTGTGAACACAAGCCATCTGTAACTATCACGGTTCGTGAAGAGGAATGGCCTATTGTGGGTGGTTGGGTGTATGATCACTTCGATGAGGTATCAGGTATCTCATTCCTCCCTCACACAGATCACTCGTATAAGCAAGCTCCATATCAGGAGTGTACGAAAGCCGAATATAAAGAACTATTAGGAAAGCTCCCTTCCGTAGAATGGGCTGCCCTATCTGAATATGAAATGGAAGATAACACAACGGGAACGCAGACATTTGCCTGTTCAGGAAATGCGTGTGACGTTGTTGACTTAACAAGTAGTTGAGTGTATAATAGATTTTTTACCCAGTAAATCCTATAGATGATCTATAGGTACATACTCTAACATAAGGAGAATTATTATGAGTAAACCTACTGGTACGTGTCCCGCTACTGGATGTAGCAATGATGTTGTTGGAAGCTGGCTTGGAAAGATCGGGATCACCCGTTCGCTCCTCATTACTCTAGCTCTCGTCCCCTTCGCATGGGATGGTGTTCTTTGGTTCCGCGATGCGATCGCTACTGTTTGGGATGCTGCCACCACTTGGGGCGGCTGATCTTTAAAGGAGATTAGACATGATTAATATTGGAACAATTCTTCTTTCTGCGCCTCTTATGACAGGCGGTGTGGATACTGTGAACGCCCATGATTTAATCATGGCTGTTCGTGATGACTCTGCGACTCACACGAGTCTAAAGTCTGAGGATTCCCCCTTCACTCTTGACGTTACTGGTTTTCTCCAGTTCCGTTATCTGTTCAATGATGGTGGATCCAACACCTCTACTCGTGGTTTTGATGTAGAGCGCGCCCGAATTCAGTTTGCGGGTAAGGCTTATGACTTTGACTATACAGTCAGTGGTCAGTGGAGTGACACCGAATTCGAACTCAAGGATGCTTTCCTGAGTCGAAACTTCGGTGGGTTTGATGTGAAGGCAGGACAGTTCGTCACCAGCTTCTATAGTGGTTACGTTGCTGATCCTACTACTCTTGTCTACGGTGATTACAGTGTCACCGCTTTGACTTATGGACAGGGACGTTCACAGGGATTCGAAGTGAGCCGAGGTTTTGATGCCTTCACCGCTTACGTTTCCTACAACGATGGCTTCAACACCGACAATAGTAATTTCGGTGATAACGATTATGGTATCAGTGCGCGCCTCGAATACGATGCACTTGATAACCTGACCATCGGTGGTGCATTCGCAAACCAGAACACTTCTACCGATAACTACAATAGTTTTACGGTTGATGCTGCTACTGAGTTCGGTGCATTTGATTTTTCTGCTGCGTATGTTGCAGCCAACTGGAATGGCAGTTGGAACAACTACTCAATCGTTGGAACCGCAAGCTACGATCTTGATGATCAGATTCAGGTCTTCGGACAGTATGAATATGGTGTTCTTGAAAGTGGAGCTTCGGATCTCAACTTGGGAACTGTCGGTGTGAATTATATCTTTAATTCAAATGTCCGCTGGACTAACTCTGTTGGTTATGCTTTCAGTGGTGTAGATTCTGGCTATAACCTTACCGACACAGGATGGGAAACTTCTGCTGATAGCGGACAGTATCTCATTCGTAGTATGATTCAGATCACCTTCTGATATCACACTACAACTATACGAAAAGACCCCCGTTTCGGCGGGGGTCTTTTTCTTTTTATAGTCCTGTTGGTTTTTCTATCACCACTTCTCCAGTTGGAAGGTTATTCGTTAGACTAACGGTTGTTCCTGGCGTGGTTGTGTAGAAATATGATTCCAATGAAGATCCATGTGCAGTCATACCACCAGCGGCTTTATCAACAAAGTAAGTAGTTCCATTCGGGAATGCTATCGCTAACGTACCCCCCGCAGCAGAGTATGCCGTGTGGAATTGGGTTGCAAATGTCGTTCCTTGTGTTGTCCCGTCGTCAAACGACAGTCTTATTTTATTTTGATCACCTGTCACGGATTGGTAGTTGGAACCAAAAATTTGAATAGAAGAAAGATCATAAGAAGTTTTCAACCACGTTTCGTTTTGACTAGCATCGGTATATGGAGCTTGATAATCTTCTTCGTACTGCTGTGAATCTGAACCGGCGAATGGTTCAAAAATTTCATTATCTTGAGGGGCAATATATCTGACATATGGATTAAACGCAGAGTTGTTGGATATGAAGAGGTATGATTCTGTGAATGGTTCATTTGGTGGATCTAAGAAAAGGCTACGTAATGCAGGGGCGTTGCTAATGCGATCATTAATTCCTTGGTGGACCGTTATGTCCTGCTCGAATCTTAAAATGTTATCAGAGAACCTTTCTTCCACAGCACCATCAACTTCTTTGGTTGCTCTTATCTTGATACGTTTTGCATAGAAGTTCTCATGCGTATCGGCATCTAAACTAAAACTGATTAGAGTGCTTCCATGAATTGGAGGAATCAGATCTTCAGAAATATTGAACTTCTCTGTTTGTGATACATATTCATCATTTGCTGTTAAATACGATGAAGGAACTTCATAAGCGCCGATCGTAGAGTGACCAATTCTTCTCTTTCTGTTCATATCAAACGGCACATGTATTTCTACTCCCAAGGTTCCTCCACCTTTTAGTGGTGAATCATCCAGTAGATCGTGACTAAGTATATCCAGTTGATATGGGGATTTCATTCCTGCGGGTATACTGGTTCCTCCACCCCATGGAATCATTGATCTAAATTGGGGCGGGTTGTCTGCACGCAACACGTTCATGATATCAAGTTGTGAATTCGCATTACCGTTGAGAGGACCGTCATCCCAGCGGAAGTTTCTTTCTGTTCGAAGGGGAGTTGTGTCCACATTGATATATGGCCACGAGATACCCTGTCTATCAACATCTTCCCCATTGATTTGATGATATGTGTCTTTATATGGTAGTCCTAAACCTCTGTGTATCCAATCAAACTCGTGAGACCATTTGCTAATAAAGTTATTTCTGTAAACGATTGCATCATGTTCAAGGGCTAACGGAAAAGTGGTTCCTCCGTAGAAGTTAGTCAAGTACGGTTCAGTGCCTGATTTAATTGTCATTATACGATTGGTACCGGCGCCGGCAACGCCGGCGTCGTTAGGAGACATCTCACCGCCGCGTTTCTCAATCTCCATTCCAAGTCCATTGAGAAGATTTAGATTGTGTACAGTGTTTTGATACCAAAGAAGGTGTCTTTGACTTGGTGGTTGAAAATTCAATCCTGTGTTGTTGGGTATTGGAATATTTGACCATACATTATTGATATATGCCATATCATTATAACCATGATTATATGTTTTATCACCAGTTAAATTTCCACCCTGTCCATCTAGGACAAAATCGCAATATGCATATAGACTATTTTCTATTGTGTGTACACTGTCTATAGCTTTCGTTGCAAAAATTTGCACTGAATCACAATGGTTGGCATCTCTACCACCAAGGGTACACCAACCTATTACGGGGTGGGTGTTCTCGGGTAAAATCGGAGTCGTGGAGAAATCATCATAACTCGCAGTTCCCCTATGCTCCAAAGATAGTCCCTGTGCTGTGATCCCTACCGCCCATGCAACGTTGTATTGACCCCTATCGATCTTTCCATTTGGATTTCCTTGGAATTGAGCTTTAACGTAGGGCCACTCCCTCACTCTACCATTATCCTCATCACGAGCTGCTGATGGCCATGTTGTTCCTGCTAAACGGAAAAGAAAGTCTTGAGTTGTTCCCCATCCCTGCACATCAGGGTTTGCAGNTATCGGTTTTGATGCATCGAATAGAATCTGTCCCCATGCGGTAATTCCTAAGTTGCTGTCTTCATACTTAAGCATCGTGCAGTATATTGGTTCATAGAATTTATTATTTGAATTATATGTAGATCCCGGAGTTGGATCATATATTGCCGAACCAACGATAGTTTTGGCTAAATCAATTTGATCATCTACATTCATACCATCGGTGACAGACTTATCTGTAAAAAACCACGGTGAAGATTTTTCTGGTGATATGCTGTGGTGTCGAGATGCTTTGTTTGTAGTAAATACAGATAACGTTGGAGGTTCTCTGTCCTCTACGTTTCCAAAATACGGATCTCCGTTAGTGGTATTCGACCCGTATAGCTCTCCCCATTGCCTATATGTGGTTAGATTGTAGTTATCTTCACTGACTGGATCTTCCTGCCATGGTAGATTTACGTCTAATAAGTTTGTATGGTTCATTTTTTGCCATATTGTTCCCGTTGTCGTGAGATCTTCTTCCGTCGAATCATCTGTACTTGCGGTTGGATCTGCACTATCAGGATCTGCAACACCCGCTGAAACTTTTGGCCAAGACAATGTAACTCCCGCTGGGGAGTTTAAATTCTGTAGTCGTATATACTCTTTCAATGTTCCCGGTTCAAAGAAGCGACTTCCGTTCTCATCAAGATCATCGCGGGACAAGATCGTATTTCCAGTATATCGAATCGCAGCATAATATCCGTTGAACTTTGCATATGGTGACGCATCAACCCTGTCTTCACCTTCCTCAGGCTGATTTGGATCGAACCATATTCTCCTCCAGCTCGCAAATACATGATTATTACCTTTGACAGTTACTGATGCTGCCATGCTGTTTTGTTTTAAATTATCGCCGTCGTTTTTTACAATATCAACATTAATAAGATTTACAAATGCAATACTGTTTTCGTCCCCACCTAAAATTTTTGATCGACTTGCTGCTGATCCCGACAGGAGAACACATTGATCTGGAACGTTTTCTCCTTTTATGAAAGCTCCCTTTGGGTGTATTTCACCATATGAATAATTTTTTATCACAACATCATGCAACCAAAATAAATCAGATTCAGCGGTATGACCAGCAACCATGTCGGAGGCATTGGTTTTTGTTCTAAGTCCTAACTCCGTCTGATCAACTCTGGTCTGTGATCTTTCCATTGTAACACGTTGAATGCTGAAACAATTTAGGGTTTTGTTTTGATCTAGTAGACTAAAATCAGAAGGGTGGTTTTGCCACGGCAGTTGAGTACCAGTCAACTCAGCTTCTGCTTCGGTGAGTGTGAGTATTATTTCTTCTCTGGGTACGTCGAAATCACCTCTTACAATAAACCAACCTCTCTTACAAACAGGTGTTCTATTTTCGGAAGTTTCATTTCCTACCTTCCGAGAAACGTTTTGTCCAAAGTGTTCTGCGGTGTATGTGCCTGCTAATAAAACAATTTCACTTCTCGTAACATCCACATATTGATCGTTTGTGCCATCTTCTGTGATATGTCGAGACGTATCAGTATCAGCAAGATCTCTAATTACTTCTAGAGCCTTTCCTGTGGTTTTTAATGGCTTTTCCCGCGTACCATCACCAGTATTATCATTACCATTCGGATCCATGTATACAGTAATGCTTGGTAATGTTGACTCTGTGTTTGCTTTTAGAACTGTTCCTATCTGAGAGAACTCTCCAGGCACTGTTTTCTTATCAAAGAAATATGATCCCCTTCCTCCAGAAAATCCCATGTAATATCCCGTAAGTAAAGCCATATCCTCACCAAGAACAACATCCTTGTCATGTTGATGTATTCTAGGGACACCAGAGTTCGGTCTTACGATTGCTCGCAATTCCATGTTGTTTGTGAATTCATTATTACTTGTTTGATCTGAATTCTTTGGATTTATAACATCGGCTTTATTGACTCGGACACAGTACTCTGGTAGATTGGTGTATGGGTTTAGTTCCTGTTCTGTTACCTTGACACCATCTCCACCATTGAGAAAGAATTCAACCTCTTTGATTCCCTCTGCGTGGTATGCCATGAGTCCAAAATGAATATGTTCGGGATCTACAGTTTGTTCGGTATCACCCTCCCTATATAATTGGAATGGATATTCAGTCCAGCGGGAGATTGGCTTATATTTGTGTCCAGATATACCAGAATCACCGATAGCAGCCTCTACTGGGAATAGTCCATTAAAACCAGTTCCCGAAGTAATATCCTTAATCTCACCCATACGAAAGTTCTCCAAATGTCAATAGCCGGTATAGACTATAGTTTAACTTGTCCTGCTATATGTATCTTTACAGGAAAAACGAGAGATAAATTTACCTTTGATAAATGCCTATTTTTCTTCCTAACAGACGTACAGAAGCAAGCAAAGACGTTCGCAAAGAACATAGTCGGAGAGAGACTTAGTTCATATTCACAGGAATGTGAGCGATACGATAGTATCTCGGAATGGGCTTGTGATAAGGTTCTAGGTTCTCAGCAAGTAGCCCTTGAGGGGTATGCATACGGTGCGAAAGGACGAGTGTTTCACATCGCAGAGAACACTGGTATTCTAAAGTACAAGCTCTACCAGAGAGGGACACCCATCGAGATTATCGAACCCACTCGCGTGAAGAAATTTGCCACTGGTAAGGGCAATTCCCCTAAAAGAGAGATGTATGATTTCTTTTACGCCGAAACAGGAGTCAACCTGAAGGATCTAGTGACACCAGATAAAAAAGATATCACCAATCCAGTCGGTGATATCGTAGATGCTTATTACATCTGCAAGTGTTTACATGATTCTATTGGCTGAGATAATCAACAATCTGATCGTAATCTGTTAATATTTTATCTTTAGGTTTACGACAACCATCATGTATCCATGCGTCAACATACAAAGTTCTTTCGTGATCCTCGTCTAGCATGGCTCTAATCACTATCTTTTGAGATCTTGTTATGCGTTGGGGATTGACACCAACAGCCAATTCATCGTCAACGTTTCTAACTCGGGCCCAACCATCTCGATATGGTATATCGTACATTTCGTTATACGATGTTGGACTTTTTTTTCTAAAGTGACCGGTCCAATTTTTTTCTACCCACTTAAGGTGACTGTCGCACTGATATGTTGCCCCCCGTGGATCAACCCAGAGCAAATCTGGGTAAGTTCTCATTGTTTGGGTGATCTTTCATTTCGGACAAACAAGTAAATACCAGCACCCAAAATAGTTATCCAAATGATAAACGCATAAATGTGATTGTAGTCTTTGGTGAGATCACCTTGTTCTACAACAACGGGGGGATCTTGTCTGTCTGGTCCTTTTAGAACTTGACCACCTGCGCAACCAACTAACAATAGTGTAGACAGAAGTAAACTCTTCATTTATTATCTCCCTTTTGCCGAAGCATTACCAAAATAGAATCCTACAATCGTCACAAGTATTTGTCTGTTTTCTGTCGTAAACAAATATCCGTTTATTGTTTCAAACGAAACATACTTATTTGTACCAAAGAGACCGAAGAAGTCAAGAGGTGCGTGTCGAATTTCTTCTAGCTCCACAACGGTTGGAATAGAGAAAAACGGTAGAATAAATGGAGCTAAAATAGTACCAAAGAGTATGCATAAAACTATGAAACGACGAACGGCCTTTCCAGCGTCAACAGAAACTCTCTCAACGGCAGCGTTGGCGGCTTCTGTGCGCTTGTCTATAAGAGAAAGTGTTCTTTCGAATCTCTCCTTTTCGTCCTGTCGCTTCTCCGCAATAGTCCTGAAAATAAATCCTGCGATACTTCCTCCTACTAAAGAGAGGAACTCTGCACTCAAAAAGGTTTCTAACATCACGAACTCCTGTGTATCAAGTACGCCATTTCCCCTGTCTTGTCGTTCTGTACTAGAACGGGTTGACCTGGATTTCTATGAGCGTACTTTTTGATATTTCCATTTTCTTCATTTTCCATGTCAAAGTGCTTCGACCATCGTTGGAACTTTTTCCTACCATTGATGGCTTTTAGATATTCATCTGAGTTTACTTTGTAGACAGGCATTCCTGCAAACGTTTCTTCGGTATACATTCCAGTTCTTTCCTTCTTCTCCATCAAGTTATATCTTGAGAGAGGAATGAAATCATCCTTTAACACACAAGAACTTCCGAATCTAAAAAGAGATTCTCCGAGGTATTCTGTGAACGAGGTGATTGGTTGTGTAAGAAGAACCTTTTGATTTTCTATAATGTAAGTACCACGATCGATGATTTCCGCAGTTGTTCTTTCTTCATGAAAGTCAAATCTATCTTCTACCTCATATCCACTGTCTTCGAGATACCACACCATTGCTCGTTCGAACAATGTTTTATCGTTTAGTTGCTCCGAATGACTTTCTTTCAGAAGATAAAGAGCGGCAGCGAAAGATCCTATTCTTGTCTTTCCTGCCGGTACTTTAGCGAGTATCTTTTTGAGGTTCCACACTAGTGTATGAAGAATGGTATATGATGCTTTTTCTTGGGATGTCTGTAGATCTTTTCTCTTCTTTAAGATCTTACCATTCTCATCGACTATACCCAACTCATACGCTTCGGTTTCACTCCAAGGCGTTGTCATTAGCTTGATGAATTTGTATGCTATAAATGAGTCTACTACGCCTGCCATTACACACTCCTAAGATGATTTATTATTTCTTGATTCAAATGAATCGAGTCTAAATCTATATTTTCTATCTCTTTTGGTAAATAGTTTAGATAAACTAAAAAGGTCTTTAGGTAAGAGTGCAGTTCAGGTTCGGTTTTGTAAAACANGATTCTAGAAGAAGCTGCTGGTCCGAACACATTCCCAAGGATTATCAAATGATTTAATATTAATCGTTCTCTTAATATNCCGTTCTTTTCGTACTTCCTGAATAATCGCTTAACGTATTTTACTCTATTCAAATCTTCGTGAAACTCATCNATACCCGTGCAAGTGGGATTTTCATAGTGCTTCATTGCGTACATTATAAAGTTTGATTCATTTAACGAAGAAAATTCCATTTTGTTCCAATATCAATCGTCGATAATACTCTCCAGAGTTTCCTGAAGTAGATAACTTGTTACAGTATCTATGTCACTTTCATCTAGTTGCATTTCATACTTTTTGGCAGCAGATTTTACGACATAAGCAAAGCCCTTAAATGCTTGTGCTTCAGTCATTGCTCTGGATGGATATGTTAGATCCCCATCGACTCTGGTAACAACGTCTTGAATTAGTGGCTTGATCTTTGACTCGAAAAGTTCATCATCGTTGTCGATTTTGAGCTTAAGTTCAAGAGCTTCACCTACGAGTTCATCTTCTTCAGATGTCTCGTTTACAAAGTGAAGTTTACCTTCAAGACTGATGTTTCCTTCACCTGATGATCGAACAGAAAGGACTAGAGGCGAACCGAACTTTTCGGTTGCTAGATCCTGCTCACCAATTTCACCAGTTGGTCCAAATTTATCATCTAACTTGTAACCATAGACTTCGCCATAGTACTTGACTTCATATGAAGTGATGTCCCCGTCAGAAACACCTTCGTTGCAGTTGAAGTTGAGTCCGACTTGGTTCAGTCGAATCTTTAACTGCTCTAGTCTCACCTTTGGGTTTAGATACTGACCAGATAGAAAGTTTTCGATGAAAGCGTTTACTTTACCGAGCTTATCTTTAGCTGCGAGGTTCTGGTGTACACCGTCATCTTGGTGTAGGGACTGTCCCTGATAGCCAAACATGGAGTACTCAGACTCGACAATTAGCTTTTCTCTTAGATCTTTAAATCGTTGCATCATTCACTCCCAGATTTGTTTGCCATTGTATCATAAACACGACGATAGAACTCTGCTGACATAGTGTGATCAACAGCTAGTTTGTGCTGTCTAGCTGCACCATAGAAGTGTTCCTTCATGACCTCAGCTAGTTTTTCAGCAGTTCTTTCCCCTAGTGGGATCTGTGTAATACTATCCGCACAAGCCTGTACGGTTTCATTGACTGCCTCTGGTAGGATATTAGCATAATGTTCTTTATCATGCTTTTCCATGAGTTTAGCAATATCGTTTACTGCGTTCTTGTATTTGGGATCGTTAAACATTTTTTGATTCCTCCTCGGAATAGTATTTATATTTATATAGCCTTTCGTATCGCGTTAAACAGCGATCTGGCTAATCGTTTTGTCGTTGCTTTCGGTAAGCCTTGTGAAAATAGATCAAAATCGTCGTCCTGAACTGCTGCTCTCATCTTGGTTCCAGACATTCCAGTTGTCCCCTCGGCATCTGGATCTCTTTCACCAGAAGATATCACCTCAAAGTTGTCAAACTCAAAGCTCTTCTTTTTATCTGTGTGTTTGATGTACTTTGAAATCTCTCTCTTCATGTCCGCGATTCTGTCTCCACCAACGATAAGCACTACATTTTTGTACCCTTGATCGCTGAGTTGTTTCATCATATAGAACGGATTGATGATTCTAGCATCTTCGTGTACTGTTGCCTTTGGGAACATCGCACGTAGAAATCTGACTTTATCTTTATAACGAAGAGGGTTTTTTACGTTGTTCTGACTTGGGCTAGTGTAGATTCTACTTTCAAACCCCATCCTCTTGGCGACTGAAGTTACCTTATCGACAACTTTCTCGTGACCAGATGTTGGGGGTTGGAAACGCCCAAAGGTTACAACAATACCTCTCCCTCGTTTTTTCACTTCATTTAGCATATTATTTTCTTAGTTTTAAGAATGATCTCTTTTCTTTTGCCTTTTTCTTTGCCTTGACTTCAGAGTCTTTCTTCTTTTCGCGTCTCTCTTGTTTTTCGATGCGGTTATCTACGGCAACTTCTTCGTTGTATATCCAACGTCCACCGACTCGTTCAAAAGAACCCCCGTGAAGTTCAACGTACTCTTTCATAAGTACAGCTCTTCTGGAGTTGTTTACGATGGATTCTAGTTTTCTTTTGCTAATCATTTTTTACCCTTCCAGTCCTTCTTGACTGTGAAATTAGATCTTGAAAATTCTAGTCTATCGACTAGTTTATAAGCGTTTTTCTTGAATTTATCAATGGCAACAAATCCCTCTGGTGAGGTTATTTTGTATCCATCGGTGGTTCGTATGAACATGCCAAGGGACTTCACTTTTTCGAATTTTCTCACAAATCGAATTTTTAGTTCAATAAGAGCATAATGAAGATCGAAAATATCTTTAATGTTTTTTCTGTTTTTGTTAAGGTATGAGATGATAACATCTAGTTTTTTCTTCTTTTGAAGTTTACCACGTTCTGTCTTCAAAGAAACTATGGCTCCCTGCATCTTGTCGTTCACGAATTTTGTGAACTCCTCCGCAGAGTAACGCATCCTACCTTGACGGACTTGTGCGTTTCCATAGATTTTCAAATCGTCTATTATTGATTTCTTCGATGTGAATTCATCAATGAATCTACGATGTTTAGCGAATGCCACCTTAATCTTGCTAATTTCATCCTTAGCAGATTCGGTCTCAGCCGCTGTGAACGTTGCGGTTCCTGATGTGTCCCGAAAGTCTGCGTCGGTAAACCATACATCATTTACCTTCTTCAGACCACTCACATTCGCTCCAAACGATGCCTTCATACCAATCATCGTTTTACCTGTATATGTAGTGTGCCAAACAACTCCTAGTTTGGCTTTTTTTATTTTTTGTGCAAACTCACTTTCAGACTTTACGGCATACGTTATCGTATTTGGCGTAAAGGTTAAATATGATTCACCATCAATAGTTTGTTTATCAACATCATCGGTGAACATCATGTCACCCTGAAGAACACCTTTGATTCCCAGTTTGGGTAGGTGTTTCAGTGCAACTTGCAGTTTATCGGCTAGTCCACCTTCGTGGTTTTTACGAATGTCTGCTGCTGTGTAGTTGATCTTTGGAGTTCTTGAGTTGAATACCGACTTGCTACCAACGAAGAACTTACCGTTCTCTGGGTGTGTCCCCGCAAATATTGCAGGCGCACCATCCCATTTGACAGTTACGTTTACTCTGCTTTTAGAGTTACCCTCAACCATGTCTAGGAGGGATTCGCAGAACAAAATGGCATCTTTCACACCCTTTGATCCTTCGTTAAAAAGGGAATCTTCAAGATGCTCTAGATGTAGATTTTTGCTTTCTGCTAAATAAGTACAGAACCCATGCATGTTAAACTCCTACCGTATGTAGGAAAAACTAAAGGAGAATACGATGGCAGACAGAATTTACAGGCAAGCGACTCCCGTTGTTGCTGGACAAATCTTGGCTAAAAATGGAGTGATGATTGTCGGGGGTGGAACTGCTGACTTGAAGTTTTATAAACCAGTAGATTATAGTAGTGGTCTTTCGATTGGTGGTATGGGAGTACAGTCAGCAACTGATCACTTTCAGACATTCACTGGAACTGTTCAGGGAGCCGTTATCCCGATTTCAGTTCATACTCTAGTACGAGCGGATGCAGGAACTACCGTTTACAAACTTGCATGATGCTTGTTGTATTCGTCAATATAATCCTTTAGCAACGACACATACTGGAGAGGGTTCCCCTCGAACACCTGAACTTTGCCATCTTCACAAGAAATGAGGATGGCAAAGTTGTCTATTGCAGTCCCAGTTCTTTCTTGCCACATGATTGCATATGCAGTTGCTTGTAGGAAGTAGTTTTCGATCTGACTCTTGCTCTTGGAACGAGTCGCTCCCTTGAAGTCAATAATCGAGAGTTTACCATCATACTCTGCAACACAGTCAACACGTCCTGCGAGCTTCATGGTGTCTGACCACAATGCTGCTTCTTGTGCATGAACGTTGTCGATCTTGTCGAGTTCTGGTTTGAGTTGTAAGAACAGTTCAAGCGTGTCAGGCATCACCTTATCGTTTTGAATCGGTAGATCAGGATCAAACTCATTGTTGACATAATCTTCAATCAACGAATGGAGCTTGTTTCCTCTGCTGGTGACTCGACTTGCTTCTTTGGGGTTGTCTCGTCTCCACTTAGCAAAGAAGTGTTGCTTCTTCCATCCAGTGACGCTCGTCACTGAAGGATACTTGCCAGTTGGAGTTTCGTAGAGCCGTTCACCATCAATGTTGACGGTGTTTAGGTCTTGTAGATCATTATCAATATGTTTAAATAGTTTCTTCACAAGCATATTATAGCATCAATCCTCTTCTTTGTCAACTACTTCTTCGAACTCTGGCTCTTCTTTTTTAGGCTCTTGTTCTGGTGTTTGGTTTCTGTTCTGCCACTGTTGGTGTTGTGCGGCATCGCTACCTGGCTGTCTTACAGCTTGTACCCATCCAAAGAAATCTTTCATACTCATCCTTGTTCTCTCACTTTCTTTAGTCTTTCGACTTCACGTTTTTTCAATTTAGGCAACAAACGTTTTGCTATCTTTTTTAGTCTAGCGGCTGGAATCTTTTCCAGTCTCTTATCAATCATGCCTTTTTCCGCATAGGACAGTTCATTGTAGTTTTTACCAGAAGAATACTTCTTCTTGAACATGGTCCTAGCAGCTTTATTCGCTTTCATGAGGAGATCCGAATGTGTCTTCATTCTTTTCTCCTTCTGCTTTCTGCGGAACGCTCGTCTCTTCGCAGTTCTTTTTGCGATTTGACCACGTTTCTTTCGTTGGGCGGCAGTTAGTCTGACGGCTCGTTCTATAATGTTTCTCATACTTCTTCTCTTGTTACCGTAACAATTTTATTGATCTGTTTCTGAATCGAATTGATTCGATCAGGCCATAGTATGTATTCTTTGTCGGGGTTTTTCATCAGGTTATATAAGAGAGGGAGTATCAGCTTCTCGACCTCTAACATTTTAGTCTTATATACACCATCGAGTTGAACTTTTCTCTCTTCGACTTCATCTATCACGGCACGAATGTTTTCACCCTGCGATTCAATGGTTTTAGACAGTTCATCGTTCTGTAGGGCGAGAATATCGTCTACCTTTGACTCAATTCTTTCAACACCAGAGTTGTATATTTCATCTCCTGGCATAGAAGCTAAGATTAGGTTGAGTCTATCCTCTATCTTTTCTAAAACAGCACTGTCGATCGCGTTAGAAGACGACTCCGTGCTTTCAGGGGAAGAAACTCCGAGATCATCAGCGTCAACAGCAGTGAATCCGAAGTCAAAATCCGAATTCAGATACTCGTCGGGGATATTCATCAATACCCGTCCATTCCAACTGGTGCGAGCGTTTTTCTTCCTGCGGTGATGCCTTTAGTCATCATTTGAGTTCTCTTTTTATGAGCTTCTTGCCCTTTAACAGAAACGGGTGGATCTGAACCAAGACCAGCAACAGATCCGCTGCTGGCGTTGTTTGCGGGCATATCCTCTGAGATGTATTCTTTAAATGATTTCATCTTCCTCCGTACGGGAACTTCTTGTTCAACGCTTCTTTTCTTTTCTTGCAACCACAAGGCTTTCCTGTCTTCTTACTGACTTCTTCAACTACCTTCTTGATGCCTGTAGCTTTGGTGATCTTTTCGATGGTGTCACCGAGTCCCTTGCTCTTGTTTTCTTCACTGTGCGCCATATCTTGCTCCTGTTCTGCTGGATGCTACATCCAGATTTACTTTAGATGCTCTATTAATTACGGGTGACTTCTTCATTTTGTTCATAAGTTCAGACCACTGACCACCAGTGGCTTTGTCTGGGGTGAGGGTAGCATCGACTCCTCCAACTGGAGCGTTGATCCATCCTCTTCTCACTGTATTCTCGGAACACTCAGGACATGGTTCTGTCGTAGGTTCATCTCTTCTTGACATCGGAAGGATGGTGTCCCATGTATATTCGCAAGAATCGCAACAATAATCATAATTCGGCATAGTATATCCTCCTAACTTATATAGGTTATGATACTATATAAAGTATGAATCTCAACGAACTAACTAAAGAGAAGTATTTCAGTCCAAACTTCTTCAAACCATCAAACGTTCTCCCGACGATGATGAACAAGAAAGTTGAAGCGACGAAGCTGCCTGGATTACTCAGGAAATCATTCAAAGATCTTGAGAATATTTCTGGTCTACACAAAGAGATTGCAGAGTATCTAAATGCACTGTTGGATAATGCAATATCCAATAAAACAATACCAGCAACTCTTATACAGAAACTAAAAAAGAATCCGTTTCTAAAAGAAAAGGGCGATAGTAATCGAAAAGCTATTCAGGGTATTAATACTGATTTAGGTGAGATATTTGGTTCACTTTGGGCCGCACATAACAAAAAGTACTTTGGTTTGGATCCAAAAGATGTTTGTATTTTCTTTCCTAGTGCAGACAACGAACCCCTATACGATTACGTCATATATGCCAAAGTTCCCGTCAATGCGGACGGTAAAAAAAGTACGATATGTGAACACAAAAGAGGAAATGCTAAAAAACAAAGCACGTTGAATTCTCAAAAAACAACACTGGTTTCTGCTAAAACAGCGGGAACAGCCAACACGATTAAGTTCCACGATATCATAGGCAAATTAAAACCAAAGAAAGAGCTGTATAAGTTTTGGTCTAAGGGCCCCCCGACCTTGCAATTTCTAATTGCAGAACATCTAGCAACACGAGGTCCACAGCTAGGCCCAATTTATGGTGTACATGAATTGTGTATGGATGGTCATGTGCATAAAGACATCATGTCAAAGAAAACACTGGATGCGATAGTAAAATTATATGAGTCTGTGCCTGGAAGCGTCCCCAGTAACGCTAAGAAAAAAATAACGGAATTGGCTGATGTTGATGATTTAGAAAAAATAGGTGCTGCAATAAAGGGTATCTGCATGGAAGACTCTACCCTGAGAGAAAGATATGTATCTGGAAATAAACTCATGTTAACATCAAACAAGGGTTCTGTTGCTGCCGCAGAAAAAGATATTTTGCTTGGATACCTTTCCGTTGCTGCGGAAAAAATAATAGGGAAAGTTTGCGGAGAACATGGAGATGTTTCCATGGTCGATTTTGTAAAAGATGCCCTATTAGGCGAAGTGGACTACATGGTATACAATATTGGTGGGACGTTAGTTCCAACCTACAACTTCGCAAGCAAAGATGAACTAGACTTTGGTGGCGCACCAAGATCGAAGAACTCGATGTCAGGAAGAATGGTTAAAAACGGTCTTTCCGACGGTCTTGGGTTTGGTCCTCACTTTAAGTGATCAACGGAACATTGCCATGGTCTTACCAATTTCGGTACGCTTACCAGTGGTTTTTCCTTGTGTCGATCTGCGAATTGCATCGCCTTCTAAAACCTTGATGCCCTTTTCGTGGACATCTTCAAACGGACCTTTATATTCCGAAACAACAACACTTTTCAGTTCTTTCCCTAGTTTACCAGAGTCTTCTAGCATACTCAAGATCCTGCCTGCAAGTCGTTCGTTCATTCTTACTCCACTGACTTCACCGAATTCACCTCCGGCGACTACTCGCACCCATCCTTTTTTCATTGCCATCTGTTCTACGCCCTTGTGCATGTCATATGTTCCCATCGCCAGTTGACGGAATGCCTTTCGAGCATCCTTGTCTGGTTCGGGAGCATCCATACCATCATACTCTTTCTCAAGTTCCGCGATGATCGTCTTCATGTCCAATCCAAATTTCTTGGGATCGCTTGCGATCATCTCGACATGGTATGGACTCATTTTATTGTGTAGGTACATCTTCTTCGAACGAGGGTGTATCCAACCCTTATATCCGAAGAGACTATACTCTGCAATGTACTGTTTGAATGAAAGCATCAACAATCCCATTTACGGAGTGCGAGTGCCTTTCGAGTGGGTCGTCCCTTTTCATCCTTCATAGGACCAGGCATTCCACCCATTCTAGCACAGAACGACTTACGTCTACCCGCTGCTTTACCATCAGGATTCTTTGATGCAGTCTTAGCGGAGACTGGTGCTTTTAGATCACTGCCAGGATTCTCTCGTTCATACGATTTACGTCCTGCGGCGTTGAGTCCACCTTCGCTGTTCTTTCCTGCTTTACGTTGCCATGCAGCAGACTTCTCGTCGAGTTCTGTAGATTCCCCAGCCAACTTAGGATATGGTTTTGTGGCAGGTTTTGCGCCCCTGTCCCTTAGTTTTATTTTTACTTTCCTGTCGGGAACAATGAACTTTCTTTTCTTTTTCATGTCGATGTAGGGCTTCTTGTCCTCAGACGCTTCCCCTACATTTTCTTTTCCATCCACATCTCTACGCTTGGTGACGGTAGTTTTGCCGCCAGGTCCAACGGATCGAACCTCATATCCAATTTTCTTTTTTGGATCAAATTTGATTTTGATCTTTTCTTTCTTATCCTCAGAAACTGATGACTTGGGAACACAATTAGGAACCATCTTACCACCCTTCATTTTCATTCCCTTTTGCATGTGGGTGTCCCAACATGCTTCATCAACCTGTTCGACATCTTCCTTGAATACTTTCTTCATGCGAGGG